AGTTAGCTAAAGTGGCGTACAGTTACGACTTTGAGATTGATGACCACGAAATACTAGATGTAGTAGCAGGATATTGACATGAGCTTGTTTTGGAAAGAATTTACAAAAAACATAAACTCACCTAAAGTTTTTAGACCTTTTAATACATACGGCATTTACGCTATTTCTGCCGTGGTGTTTTTTACACTAGGTTACAGCGTAGCAGTTCTTTAAGGATAATACTATGGCAGAAGAAATTTTTAACCAAGACCCTTTTACTATAGAAGAGTCTTTAGAAGATTGGGTAATCACTAAGTGTGAAAACTGGCGTGACCACTATGAGTCAAATTATGAAGAAAAATTTGAAGAATACTATAGGCTATGGAGAGGTCAATGGGACGCTGCTGACTCTGAAAGATCGTCTGAGCGTTCTAGAATTATCTCTCCTGCGCTTCAGCAGGCTGTAGAGTCTAACGTAGCAGAACTAGAAGAAGCTACTTTTGGTCGTGGAAAATGGTTTGACATATCAGACGATACTAATGACCCACAAAAACAAGATATACTATATTTACGAAAAAAATTAACTGAAGACTTTGAAGCGTGTAAAGTACGCAAAGCAGTTGCAGAATGTCTTATTAACTCTGCTGTGTTTGGTACAGGTATTGGTGAAATTACTTTAGAAGAAATTAAAGAAATGGCTCCTGCTACTCAACCCGTTATGGATGGGCAGTTACAAGCGGTAGGAGTTAATATTACAAACAGGGTTATAGTAAAACTTAAACCTGTTCTTCCTCAAAACTTTTTAATTGATCCTGTAGCTACATCAATAGAAGATGCTATGGGTGTAGCTGTTGATGAGTTTGTGTCTAAACACAGCGTAGAAATGTTACAAGAACAGGGAGTGTACAGAGAAGCTTTTATTGAATCCGCTTCTCCTGATACTGATTTAGAGCCTGACCAAGACCTTACAATTTACAACGATGACAAAGTACGGTTAACTAAGTACTACGGTTTAGTGCCTCGTGAGTTGCTAGAAGCTGAAGATGTAGACGTAGAAGAAAACTCTAAGTACGTAGAGGCTATTGTAGTTATTGCTAATGGCGGTACGCTTTTGAAGGCAGAAGCTAACCCGTACATGATGAAAGACCGTCCTGTTGTTGCGTTTCCTTGGGATGTAGTACCCGGACGTTTCTGGGGTCGTGGTGTATGTGAAAAAGGCTATAACAGCCAGAAAGCACTTGATACAGAGTTACGAGCACGTATTGATGCCTTGAGTCTTACGATTCATCCAATGCTCGCTATCGACGCTACACGGCTTCCTAGAGGGGCTAGGCCAGAGGTCCGTCCCGGTAAAATGATTCTTACTAATGGAGATCCTCGTGAAGTACTTCAACCGTTCAACTTTGGACAAGTGGGGCAAATCACTTTTGCACAAGCTGCTAGTCTTCAACAAATGGTGCAACAAGCAACTGGAGCCGTTGATTCCGCAGGCATTGCAGGACAAGTCAATGGCGAAGCAACCGCTGCTGGTATTAGTATGTCTCTTGGTGCTATTATTAAGCGTCATAAGCGTACTCTTATAAATTTCCAACAGTCTTTCCTACTGCCGTTTGTAACCAAAGCCGCACATCGGTATATGCAGTTTGACCCTGAAAACTATCCCGTAGCTGACTACAAGTTTAATGCTACAAGCACTCTAGGTATTATTGCTCGTGAGTACGAGGTTACACAGTTGGTACAACTCTTGCAAACTATGAAGCAAGACAGCCCACTGTACCCTGTGTTGATCCAGAGCATCATCGACAACATGAACCTCAGTAACCGTGAGGAACTTATTGCAGCAATGCAACAGGCAGCACAACCTAATCCTCAAATGCAACAAATGGCACAGATGGCTCAACAAGCACAAATTGAGTTTCAACAAAGTCAAACTGCTGCACTTAATGCACAAGCTGCTGAGTCACAAGCTAGAGCAGGTAAATATTCTGTCGAAACACAGCTTGCACCGCAGGAACTTGAAATTGAAAAGATTGAAGCAATCACACGAAACCTCAAAGAAGGTGATGCAGACGACAAAGAGTTTGAGCGTCGGTTGAAGGTTGCTGAAATGGTGTTAAAAGAAAAGAACCTAGAAGCTAAAGGAGCAGCATCCCGTGTTAATGACACAAACCGAAATGACCAACTTCCTCAACCAAATCAACGAAGCGTTCAAGGACCAATTCGACAAACTGGAGCAACTCCAAGCCCAGTTAGACCAATTGGAGGCTAAAATTAATGAGCAAGAAAAAAGATCCAAGACTAGCACGGGCAGGGGTAAGCGGGTACAACAAACCAAAGAGGACGCCTAATCACCCTACTAAGTCACATGTAGTTGTAGCTAAATGTGGAGATGGTAGTATCAAAACCATTCGTTTTGGACAACAAGGAGTTAGTGGTGCTGGAAAAAATCCTAAAACTGCTAAAGAAAAAGCAAGGCGTAAGTCCTTTAAGGCTCGTCACGCTAAAAACATAGCCAAGGGTAAATGCTCTGCGGCTTATTGGGCAAACAAAGTTAAATGGTAAGGAGAAATTTATGCCTAGCGGAAAAGGAACATACGGTTCTAAAAGAGGAAGACCTCCAAAGAAGAAAAAAGTACCAAAAAAATAACTTGACATTAAACCTGAAATATGGTATAATAGGAGATATAGAGATAACCACATGGCCTCATTAGATCAACAAACAGAACAATACTACAACAAATACTTTGACCTGTTCCGTTCAGAAGGATGGAAACAGTTAATCGAAGAACTACAACAGAACGCTCTTGTAATCAATAGCGTAGAAGCAACAAAAGATGAGAATGATTTGTATGTACGAAAAGGACAACTAAACGTACTTGCTTATATTCTTAATTTTGAAAACACAACTAATAATAATTACGAAGAGTTAGTCAGCGATGATTAAAGTGTTTGATTTTCGCTGCACAAACGGACATATCTTTGAAGAATTTGTAGACGGAGACATTACAACCAGTAGGTGCGGTTGTGGTGCAAACGCTACAAAAATCGTTTCAGCTACTCAACACGTACTTGAAGGTGCTTCTGGGGATTTTCCCGGTAGACACATGAAATGGGTACGCGAACATGAAAACGCTAAACGATCTAGTCGGGAATCCTAGTCTTAGGGCATCTCCCATTTTAATCCTCCATAACCTTAATAACAGGCGGGGTAAGTTTATATTATGTCACGAGCACAATTACTTGATGAGCGTCCAGAAGAGGAAGCAACAGAAACAACTGAAGAGCTAACTACAAACTCTATTGAGAATCCTGAAGAGGAACAGCCTCAAGAACCAGAGTTTGAACTTCCTGAAAAGTATCAGGGTAAGTCTGTCGAAGAACTTGTACAGATGCACCAAGAGCTTGAAAAGTTTTCAGGCAAACAAAGTACGGAAGTTGGTGAGTTACGAAAGTTAGTTGATGACCATATTCAGACACAACTCTCAATACAACAAGCACCTCAACAACAGCAACAAGAAGATGATGAAGTAGATTTCTTTGTTGATCCTCAAAACGCTGTTAACAGAGCTATAGACAATCACCCTAAAATTAAAGAAGCAGAAGCTTACACACAACAAGCAAAACAACAGGCTACTCTTGCACAGTTGAAATCTAATCATCCTGATATGGAAAGTATACTACAAGACCCTAAGTTTGCTGAGTGGATTAAAGGGTCGAAAGTCCGAACAAATTTGTTTATTCAGGCAGACCAAGGTTACGATTACGACGCAGCGCATGAATTGTTTTCTCTCTGGAAAGAAAGAACACAAGCAGTACAACAAACTGCACAAGCAGAAAAAGCTGCTCGTAAAAGTACATTAAAGTCTGCAAGTACAGGCAATGCTCGCGGAACAGCAGAAGGATCGCGTAAGAAAATTTATCGTCGTGCTGACTTAATAAAACTTATGCAAACTGACCCTGATCGCTACATGGCGCTGCAACCTGAGATTATGGCAGCGTATGCAGAAAAGAGGGTCAAATAGCCTAATCTTTAAGGAGAATTAAAATGGCTGGTGAAACCTCTGGTGCCTATTTTACAGCTAATGCTGTAGTAGACAAAACCGCAGCGGGTACTTTTATCCCCGAAATTTGGTCGGATGAAATTATTGCTGCTTATCAAAAGAACCTAAAGATGGCTCCCCTTGTCAAGCGTCTGTCTATGACCGGCAAGAAGGGTGACGTTATTCACATTCCTAAGCCTGTACGTGGTTCAGCATCTGCTAAGTCAGAAGCTACCGCAGTAACTATTCAGGCTAACCTTGAGTCAGAACTGACTGTCACTGTAGACCGTCACTTTGAGTACTCGCGTCTGATTGAGGACATTGTAGAGGTGCAGG